TTACATTGATAATTGACGAAGATTTGTCGACATTTGATCGAAAAAACCTTCTGGCCACTTATCTAGTTTTCCATTTTCAAGTACCTTTATTTCCTCTACACTAGAAACTCCATTCTTGCTCTTCGAAAAATAATTTATTTTAACCATATCGCATTTTATATTTTTATTTTTTCTTACAGCAATTCTAATTCCATCTAAAAAGTGGTCACTATGAGTCTCAACAATTACTTGAACCCCAGAAGCCGCAGTCCTAGCTATAAGTTCCCCCATTGCAGTCTGCCCCCTTGGGTGCAAATGTGCCTCTGGATTTTCTATCAGTAATACTGGTGTGTTTTCAATGTTATTATTGAACCAAGTATTAACATCAGCATCTTCAAAGTTATCTAAAGCTTCTTTTGAAGACATAACTAAAGCTGATAATACAATAGGCAAAGTATAACTTATTCCAAAGCCAGTATTTGTTGCTCTATAACCATCGACTTCTAGATGTGTTAAATCATGTTTTTCTTCTTTTCCAAAAGTCAGGGATACTCCCGGAGTTATCTCTCCCATCCATTGCTCCAATTGGTGGGATAACTTAGTACTTTTTGTTCCAGAATGCCTTAAAACTTCATTTATAGTTACATTTTCAAATTTTAAAAAATAATCGGCACAGAATTGCCCTTTGTCTCCAATGCTAATATATTTTTTATCATACCCCATAACAGGTAAAAATGGCGATGGTCCAAATCTATCCGCTGCTATATAGTCAAAATTCATCACTCTTTTAAGACGACGATTATTTTTTATTTCTTTTTTTGTTAAAATAAGTTCTTCATAATCATCATTATCATCCATTACACAAATAGAAATTGGCGTATCTAGATTTGTAAACTTTGATTTTAGCTCCCCAAAATCTCCATACCCTTCTATATATGGAGATATGTTTTTCTTAGCTAAAAACCACATTCTAAGAGCCTGAATTGCAGAACTCTTTCCACTACTATTTAATCCTGTAAGCACAGTAAGATTAGATAATGATATATCTAAACAATCAAATGACTTAAAAGATTTCAATTTTAAATTATTAAACATTATATACTCCAATGTGTTTATTTATTAACTCTATAAACTTATTGTATCGTTCTAATGAGCCTACTGGACTTCCCCCATGTCTACTAATTGTATTTGAGAAATCATAGTCATTTAATATATCTTCATACTCTGCCAAGAAGAAACTTTTATTCTCTATAAGTTTATCATAATGATTTCCATTTAGTTTAGATAGTATATTTATCCATACCTCAAATAAAGATTTATTTATAGGGGCCTTTCTTGAATCTCCTGGTAGAGATTTTCTAAACGCATGCTCGTCAAATATTTCATAGCTTCTGCGCAATCCTATCTTGAAATAAACAACCACATCATCTATGTTAACATCAATATTTATAGCATTATCTATATCTATATCTTCAGTTCTATTACCATCATCAAAACCATTATTGATGGCTATCATAGTGTCAGATAGAAAGCTATCGATATCTCCTTTGAAATTATCTCTTCCTAAGATATTAAAAGCTAAGAATCTCAAGATTAACTCTCTACCAGCCATTCTATTATCTTTTACTGTGTTTTGTGTTACGAATTTATACTCTTCACTTTCTACTAAGTTTTTCAAAAGCCTAGTCGAACTACCTTGATAAAGAGCATGCCTTATTTCTTGGTCTGAAAGACGCATCCCCCCTGTATTTATTCTTTTGAATATATTTCTTCTGACTTTCTCTGGTGTATCTGGATTAATGATAGTAAACGAAAGTTCTGATTCTAGAATATTATTTACAATACGGGCCGCTTGATTATCTCTTTCCAAAGCAAAAAATGTCTTTCCGTTTAAAGACTCCCCCCAAAATTCTAGATTTTGAAGTTTATCTCCCTTTCCATCACCATCAGGGCCAAAAATAAAGTCTCGGATCGTTGATAACCTCTGTAACCCATCAACAACCTCCCATACTCCATTTTTATCCTCAGATACATAAAACATAGGTAAGGGTATACGTAATATCATTGATTCAATTAGTTGACTTCGACGCGTATGGTCCCAAACAAAGTTACGCTGAAAGTCTGGGGCTAACTTAATCGTATTATTTTTTATTCTACGTAAGACTGTATCTAATGCTATCACCTTTGAAGCAATCGATATTGAGTCCGGATTGAATGGTTCCGTATTAGAATATTCATTGTCGCTATTACTTATTTCACTTTCGACTCCCGAATAAACCCCCTCTTCAGCAAGGTCTTGAGTATACGATTTTTTTTTATTGATTATTCCCATTTTAGCTCCTTTATAATTCGTAAATTTTCTTCTTTTGACAAACCACCAGAGGATTAAGGTGTAATGCGTCGTCTAAGTGTTCTGGCGAAAAATGTGCGTATCTCATTGTCATTTTTATATCTGTATGCCCAAGAATTCGCTGGAGAACAAGAATATTACCACCATTCATCATAAAAAAACTTGCAAATGTGTGCCTAAGTACATGTGAACACTGTCTATCTGGCAGTTTTATGTTCGTTCTCTTCAGTGCGGTGCGGAAAGCAGCATAGCATGAGGGGAATAAACGACCGGTCTTTTTGGGTAAAGAGTTAAATAATTCTTCACTAATTGGAATGCTGCGATTGCGCTTCCCTTTGGTTTTTGTGTAAGTGACTTTATATGGCATTACTTGCGTATGAGTCAGGCTTTCCGCTTCTGACCAACGTGCGCCAGTGGCCAGACACAAGCGTACAACAGTAGCCAACTCCGATACTGTGCTGTTTTCACATTCTTTTAGAAGATTAACTATCTGCTCTTTGGTCAGGAAAGCCATTTCTTGCTCGTGGGTTCGATACTGGCGTACACCACGGAGGGGATTATCGTAGCGCCACTCACTCAGGCGGGAGAGTTCATTAAACATCGCCCGCATGTATGCCAATTCGATATTCAGCGTACGCGGTGTTACGCCTTTGGTACGAGTGCCGCGTAATATTTTCCCATTGAGCCGTTGTTCACGATACTGAGAAAATGATTTTGCAGTAAAATCTATGGCGCGCGGATCACCAAGGTCACGGCACATATTGAGCAAGACCTGATGACGAGATTTGCCATCGCTCAAAGTGATGCCATGCGCCCGATGCCAAATCTCGATCAGCTCTGACAACAACCGCGCGTCCTGCTGTTCACCTAACCAAGGTTTATTGTCTACCTGCTCCATCGTGAAGCGCTCAAATGCCAATGCTTCACCTTTCGTCGCAAACTGCTTTCTTACTCGCTTCCCTTCCCTACCTGCCGGATAACACTCACAAATCCATTTCCCGGTATTCAACTTTCTTACTGCCATACGACGTACTTACACCTTCCTTAAAACACTATCTACTCGGGCTAATACCTTAATATCAGATAAAGCACATTCAAATGGCGATTTCAATTCGCTACTACTGACCCTTACTTTTCCTACAGGTATTAGTTCAAGAGTACGAATGCTAGTCTGCCCTTCAATTTCAACCAGCCAGACACCATCGATAACAGGCTCAAATGAACAGTCCACTATATAAGTTTCATCTCCATAGAGTATGACCTTGGCCTCTTTAATTTCTTGTTCTAATAATCTTTTATCGATGACCCTGTAACCACTATCTTCGAGTTTTCCCTTAAACAGCCTTTCCGATTTCAGTGCAATCACATCATCTTTTGCATCGTCGTACATTGGCCCATTACCAGTAGCCAACCAGCGAAGTGAAACACCAGTTTCTAAAGCACAGCCAATCAACAAGTTAGCAGGGTAAAAATCCCTTTTCCACCAAGTGGCTATAGTAGCAATGCTGATCCCTGTTTTTTCAGAAAGCTCAGTTCTTTTGTTCAAACCGAACGCTTTGATCGCTCTTTCAATTGCATCCCTGCCACCTCCATTTGGGTCAAATAGCTTCATTTTTTTCATTAACCCCCATTGACCAAGGCCAAATGAACCTGTAATTTTATTTTCAGGGCCACGTAGACCTTTTTTCATTAATCATATTTCATCGACGTAAATGGAATGATGCCTTATGAAACCAGTGATCTCAATCAATCTTGTCATTCCTAACCCCTACCTCCCTATTGAAGAGTTCTGCCGCCAGACTGGCCACGCGAAAACGACTGTGGTTGATATGGTTAGAGACGGCAGAATCACTATCAAACGTAAAGCCGATACCATCAGTGAGAAAACCGGTAAGCCCAAAACCAAATCTAAAATTGAAATCAACATGGTCGAACTGACCTTACGTGCACTTGCTGAGTCCAATTTTGATGTTCGTTTGAACGATAAACCATTACGGTAATTCTCCTGAATTATTGAGGTTAGCGCCATGTTTGTAAATGGAACTGACAAACACCCTCATTGGGATTCAGCCTTGCGACGCTTTGCCGATACTGTCGAGATAAAGCGAGTCGCCGAAACCATTGGCATGAATCCCCAGACACTGCGCAATAAGTTGAATCCGGCACAGCCGCACGAACTGACAACAGTGGAATTGCTGCGTATTACCCACGCCACGCAGAATTACACCCTGTTGGATGGTGCGTTAGCTGAACTGGGTCGTTTACCTTCATTGCCGTTGGAAAATCCACAGGAAGCTACCGATATTCCAGCTCAAGCTCTCAAAATCAGTTCAGCCGCAGGAGAATTGGCTGGTGAATCACTGCAATTAATATCCGGCAGCCGACTCACTAAAAAACGCAAAGACGCCATTGTCAGCCGCGCTAATAAAGCGGTCCGTGACCTGATGCTATTTGCATATGCCATTGAAGAGCGCTTTCACTCAATACCGGTTTTAACTACTACGGTCGATTTGATCCAAACCGGAAGCTTTTCCGGTCTGTCGTAGAAGGTCTGTAATATGCAAAACCCAATCTCAATTGCCCCATTACTCTGGCGTCAACAAGGCCACAATGCTGGCCGCGTTGAGATTAAACACGGTAAAGGTAAACCAGGCATTATTATTCGCCCTGATGGTCGCCGTTGGGCACCACCACAAGGTACTTTTACTGATTCTCATCGGAGGAATGGTAAATGAGTATTCGCTGCGCTTTCGGTCCAGAACACCTTCGCGCAATGCCACTTCCTTTGCGTGCCGTTATCGGTAAACACTTTGCTGGCTCTCGCTGGCGGGATACCTGCAACTTTTACGACTCGATGCCAGAACGTTACCGGGCAACCGTCTGTTTTCATGCTGAACTGAAAAAACGCCACGCCCTACTCCAACTGGCGGAAATGGATAATAACGAGCGGCAACGCATCGTCAGTGCGTTGGATGAATTACGACATCACTTTGCTAAATATCGCAAACACGCCATTAGCAATGTCGCCTTTATTCAACGACTGCCTATCAGCGTGCGTAAAACCCTATTTCTTCATGCTGGATTAAGTCACAAAGAGTTTAATCAACCGGCCAGTTATCTAGAAGAAGACGCTTGCCCGTGGCGGGAAACTTTAATAGCAGCATTACGTGAATTACTTAATTTATTCGAGGATACGCCGGATATTTTAACTGCGGTTAAACCTGACGCTTATTTCAACTAATCATCGTATTTAAATGAATTGGCGTATGACCCGCCGGGTTGCCTACGCCCTGAATAAGGCCATAACCATGCACATGTATAAAACCATAGGACAAGATATGCATACCCGCGCCCTTGAACAGGCGCGCCAACACCAACTCAATCAAGCACGTAAGGAGGCTAAAGCCGATGCAGCTATCAGTTTCTCGTCATATTTAGACCGTCTCGCTACCCATGCCGCCAATCAACAGCTTTCCAGCAATGAAATTATCGAGTTGCTGCGTCAGGAATCCGAACAATTTCAACAGCGTGGCTTTGAGTGCCACCAGAGTGATTTTTAAGGAGATCTGAAATGCCCGATATGTTCGATCACTCTCAAGAACTTCAACAGCTCCAGTTAGAACACCAGATAGCGGCAGCCAGAACCAACAACCTGACGCCATCCGCTTTTATATGCGCCGACTGTGATTCTCCAATTCCTGAAGCACGTCGCGCCGCATTGCCGGGTGTGCAGTGCTGTGTCCACTGCCAGCAGATCCGTGAACTTAAAGCAGCACATTATCGATCTATATAAAAATGGCCTATTTATCTTTTATCTCAAACAACAGGCAGTTATGTGTTTTAGCTGAGGACGTTGCCTTTATCTATCCGTCAATCGTAGAGGATGGGACCACATTTATTACGCTAACCAACGGTAAACAATTTAGGGCAAGGAATATTCAAGAGATGAGTATATGGCCTCATCAAGGAGGCCATTCAATTTCAAATGACAGAGGTTTTGGCGACTTCAACTTCGTATAACGCCCTTTTCAACATCTCATTAAGCGTTTTTTGAAAATAAAACTGTTCATCACTTTGAGGAGGTAATTTTTGTAACTCAGCATGCAGGACATTTCTAAATGTACTGAATTGCTGAAGTTGTTCGATGCTTAGCTCTCCCATTAAACCTAGCAATAACGCTTTATGGACAGAGAGATCATTAGAAAGCGATTCGACTTGTTTTTTTAGATCAACGAATTCTTGGTAGGAAACATCTTCGTACATCATTTTCGCCTTAAGAAGTAATAGCACACAAGACAATTTTAGCATGAAAAACAAGCAAAATGGGTCTGAAAATAAGGTTATTGATAGATGAATCATGTTGTTAGGGGGCGTTTTGCCCCCTCGCCACCGCCGCCATTTACGGTAAGTTGCCGCGAGACTTTCGTCGGCGCTTATCCGTGGAATGCACCACGCAAAGCCATAGGTCGTGAAAGACAACTTACCCGTGAAGAATACCTTCAGGGGCAAGCTGTTTTAAATAAAATCAACAGCCTGCCGTATTTTCTGCGCTCACTGTTTATCAGCCGCCATGCCAATCTACAAAAGCACCAAGGCCAATTAGCTGCTAATAAATATCTGGTCCTCAGCTTTATGCAGCTTATTTGGTCACGCATTCAAACCGTAAACCAAAAGCATGGTTTAAAACACGATATCGCCCTTAGCTTTTTAAGCGAGGAAGAGACTTATTTAAGTCTGCCAGGCATGAATGATAAAGAACTGGTTAGATTTGCAGGCCGTATTTCTGCACAGTTATTTTCTGCCTATGAAGAACTCAGTGATGCCTATATTGCTGAACATAATGGCGATAAAGCGGCAGTATTCAGCGATAGCGCACAAACCAAACTCTATGGCCATATTGCTGGCATGGCGCGGTCATTAAATGCTACCCCGCTACACTGGCGTAAATATCGCAAAGGTAAGTTGACCATGCGCCACGCTTTCTCCGCTATTGCCCGGTTGGTCAATGATGAATGGTGGACGCGTCAGCTTAAAGCTCTGCGCACCCGTTGGCGGGAAGCACTCTTAATTGCCGTCGGCGAAGTGAATCGTCACAAATCCGGTTATGCCAGCAAGCAGGCGATTAAAGATATTCAATCGCGCCGTTTATCTAATATGGAATTTCTGAAACGCTGCGAACTGGAAAATGTTGATACCGGTGAACGTATCGATCTGATCGATAAAGTGCTGGCCAGTATCTCTAATCCAGAAATTCGCCGCATGGAATTGATGAATACCATCGCTGGTATTGAGAAATATGCCGCTAATATGCAACACATCGGTATGTTTATCACCATCACAACCCCTTCCAAGTACCACCCAACTCGCGTGGTAGAGAATAGTGAAAAAGAGAAAGTCCTGTTTAATCACAAGTGGGATAAAGAGGCATTTACGCCCAAAGATGGTCAGCGTTACCTGTGCAAAATCTGGAGCAAGATGCGCACAGCGTTCAAAGATAACAACCTGAAAGTTTACGGCATGCGCGTGGTCGAGCCTCACCATGATGGCACCCCTCACTGGCATATGATGCTGTTTTGTGAGCATCAGCATCGCAAAACGGTGGTAGAGATCATGCGCCGTTATTCTCTGATGGAAGACGGTGACGAACGTGGCGCAGAAAAGAATCGCTTTGAATGCAAGCGCATGAGAAAAGGCGGTGCGGCTGGTTATATCGCGAAATACATTGCCAAGAATATCGACGGTTATGCACTGGATGGTGAACTGGATCATGAAACTGGCCAGCCGCTAACTGAAACCGCTGCTGCCGTCACCGCTTGGGCGGCAACGTGGCGCATCCCTCAATTCCACCCAATTGGCATTCCAACGATGGGGGCCTACCGCGAATGCCGCCGCATTCGTGGCCTGAGTCTTGCAGAAAGATTCGATGATCAGGTTGAAGCGGTACGTGCTGCCGCTGGTGCCGGTGATTTTGCCGCGTACATCACTCAACAAGGTGGGGCCAACGTACCGCGCGATCAGCAAACCATTCGGGTAGCCCGCAAGGTGGCCGAAGAACTCAACGCCTATGACGAAGATGTACAAAAGGTCATCGGCATTTATGCCCCTCATCTCGGCGAATCTAAGATTTATGAAACCCGTTCAACTCAATGGCGTATTGTCGCCAAGGCCGTTGACGTTGAGCTTTTGACTTTAAAAAGCGCCTCTGGCGCGCCTCGGAGTTCTGTCAATAACTGTGGGTTCGATGCTGAAGTAACCACCGTTGAACCGACAGAATTGCCGCCTGAAAACACCTATTCACCGGTGAATACACCAATAGATTGGGATGATGAAGGCAATGTGCTGCTGATTAAGTCAATTTTGCGCGGACAAACTCCCACTATTAACTATAAACAGCGCCCATATAATCTGTATCACTGCCGCGAGGCCGCGCCTTCTGCCCGCCTGACACAAGAAGAACGGGCACGTTTGCCCAAAATTCGAGCCGAACTGACCGCTAAAGGTATCCAGCCTACACGGTGGGAACTGGAGGCACTGACACGCGGAGCCAAAATCCACTTTGGCGATCTGGTATTTCACTATCCACCGTTAGATACATGGGGAGACATGACTAAAGATTTATAGCTAAGTCGCCATATCCAAACAAAGTCTCATAAAAACATTGATGTACTTGACTAACGAAATCGCCCGAAACAATAATACTGTATATTTATACAGTAAATAAGGAGAGATAAATATGGAACACATTGAACAAATCTATCTTGCCCTGTCACGTATACAATTCATCGCTGAGATTTCCCTCACCGCATGCTGCAAGCATGAAGAAATGGAAATGGCACTCTACCTAATCTCTGATTTAGCGGACGAATGCTTGCCAAATAATGGGCATGAAGAACTGTTCTATAAGGCTTCACCAGACTGCACACGATGATTAAAAATGTTTACCAAGAGTAAATCCCGAAATAGCGTGAAACTGGCGATATTCCAATAGTAAATTCATGTTTGCTAATATGTGCCTGCATTTTTTATCAGCACACGCAGAAAGGAATACTATGAATAGTATAATCGCTTTTTTGTCTCTGTCGCTTTTATTGATGGCCACATTAAACCGCCACTAGACGTATTCCGGGCCAAAACAGTGACAAAGACCCAATCGTTAGCACCCTTGATGGGATATAGGCCAAGCTTCGGTAAGTAACATGGGTACTTTGTCACTTTTTATCATTCAACTCATGACGCTATACCATAGAAAGTGAGGATTGATATGCATCAACTGCCTAGGGATATTCCCAAGTACTCTCGTCGCCAACTGAGAATCGCGGGCATAATTCAGCGATTACAGCAAATTATGGTGAATGAAAACCTCACCGGTAGCGAGCTAGTAGAGTGTGCAGAAATCGTTAGGGACAATAGCGCCCGGATAGAACAAATTAGCCGAGGTGATGGCCGAGATTCTCTGCCCAAAGAGGTTTAAATATCTGCCGTACTCTGTGTATAACCATGCATGCATTGAGCGCATGAATTAGCATGACGATCCGCTGCCAGATTTGAGCGCACCAAGCCAGTACTGGCGCAGATCTACCACGATCACGCAACTGCATGAAAATCGCCCTATAAAGCGGGCAGGCGTGGCGGGGATACGATTGCGCGCGATGGGTTCTGCTGGTCATCACTATATGGATGGACTGTGACATTTACAGAGTAAACGAAATTATCTATTCTTAACAAATAGGCACCATAAAGTGACACCACTATTAGGTTGTCATAGTGTCAAAATATGGTACCATAATAGTTATGAACAAACGACACCAAAAGACGTTATTAGATGTATATGCTCGACCAGTAAGTGGTTCAATAAAGTGGTCTGATATTGAAGCGCTTTTTATTGGATTAGGGGCAGAGATACACGAACGGGAAGGCTCAAGGATTGCGGTGCTGTTAAAAGGTGAAAAACGCATTTTTCACCGCCCCCACCCCAGACCGACCACTGATAAGGGAGCGGTTAACTCCATCAGATTATGGCTTGACAGTTTAGGAATAAAACCATGAACAACACAATGAAAATTGACGGCCACACTGCCATCATCAACTTTGATCCAGAAATTGAAATGTTTCGGGGTGAGTTTATCGGCTTGAATGGCGGCGCTGATTTCTATGCTTATAGTGTAGAAGAACTGAAAAAAGAGGGTTCACACTCTCTATCGGTCTTTTTAGATGAGTGCAAAAAAGACGGTATCGAGCCGTATAAATCTTATAGCGGCAAAGTCACTGCACGGCTAACACCTGAGCGCCATCAGGCACTCACTGTTACCGCTCAAGCTACCGGTCATTCGATCAATGACCTACTGAATGAAGGTGCAGATATGGTTACGCAGAAGTATTCGTGATTATTCAATGCGTTATATTATTTAATGCCACCGAAATAAATTATAGTAGGTGGCATTTTTATACTATGCAGATTATCTGTGAACAATGATCACCAAGCTCTATTTCGCTACTAGTGCAAGTTCTTAATGCCCCATATAAAACGCGCAGCGTAAAGGAGCTATAATCGTGCATAATCTATGATACTAATTGTTTATTTTCCATGATTTTTTGAATGCTAATAACTTTTCATTAAGCCTAATAAACTTGGAATGCCGTAGAATACTTTGTGTTTCAGAGTTGAAGTTACCTATTTGATCTATTGATATAAATATCTGTTTTTTACTTATGGAATAACATTTTATAATTTCTTGTATCGCCGATAACTCAATATTTTTGAAAACAATTGAATCTTCAATCAGAATTGGTAATGATGTTCTATCAAGAAAGGTTAGATCTAATGCAAGCATATTAGCATATGATTTACCTGTGCCAGAATCACCATAGTGATCAAAAATATAATTTGTGTTAGATAGCGTTATCTTAGGAGAAATTCTATTATCAGGGTAGAAAATTGAAATATATTTATTGACACCATCATTGAGGATTTTTTCTATTTTATCTAGAATTCCTTCAGTTTGAATTTTTAACTCACTTCTAATATCTTTTAATCCTTTAGTCAAATTATCCTGTAACTCTCTATATTCTATAGTGCTCTTAATCTCTTTTTGTTTTATGGATAACGAAAGAATCTCATCTACTAACTCGCTCGGTTTGTCAACGACACCAGTTACCTTTTTTATTTCCGCATCTAATGATGATAGCAAGATATCGACTTCATTTAGTTGTGTTTCTAAAAAAAATTTTTCCGCCTTTAGCTCTTTTTGCAAAATTTTGGATATACTAGAATGGAATTTCTCCACTTCTCTTAATCTATTAATATTAACATTGGGAATAAACTCCTCAACCTTTTCGAAATATTTTTCCTTAACCGGATCAGACAACTCTAAATTTCTAGAAATTCTGGATAGTTGAGTTAATAGGATATTTTTTTCTTTTAGAACACTATCTTTTTTAACCTTAAGACCTAAACTTTTGTTATTTATAATTTCATTTATATTAGTCGCATAAACTTCTAGATTCTCTCGTATGAATTTTATTTTTTCGTTAACTTCACTTAACTCAACCCTTAATTTTTCAGCTTCACGCAAGGTTATTTTCCTTATAAACCCTTCTTTGAAAGCCAGGTCAAGACTCTTTTTTTTCTTGTTATTTTCCTCTTGAAGACGCTCAGTTTCGTTCAATAACCCAGCAAATCCAAATGATTGAATTAAAAAGGATTTAACACTTGAAAAACTCTCAGATGGCACAATATGCAAAGGCTTATTTGGGTTATAGTTATCCTTTCCCCACACTCTTGAAAATCTTCCTATCATATTTCTAAAATTAGGTGCGTGATTGTCAAAGTTATACTTTTCCCTCAAAAAAACTTTAAATTCATTAAGCTCTTTATTTTCACTTTTCCCATTTTTAAATAAAACAATGTCTGGTGTTATAGTGCTTCTTGAGAAAGAGTATGTTTTCTCATCAAACTGATATGAAAAATCAACGGTAATATGCCCCACATTATCAATAGCATCAGCGCATAGATTTATAAAATCATTACCACCAAAAACAAAATCAATGAGAAGTAAAACTGATGATTTACCAATTGAGTTGGCACCATTGTTTGGCCCCAGAACAGAATTAAGTCCATGTTTGAAAATTAAATTTTCCCGTATTAATTTTTTGCAACTCAAACTAATCAACATTTTGTTATGGTTTCCTCATCAGAATTAAATTCGATCAAGTTTAGTATGTATAAAACATCAAGTGATAATAGAAAGTCATCAACAATTGAAAAATCATTCTTTGTCATTTCATAAAGCTCATGAACCGTACATTTAGAAAAGTCTTTTTCTAAAATAGAAATCATTTTGAATAAAATTGAATCTTTTAATGGCGTTGATTTTGTAGGAGTAATCATGAGTAAACCTCACAATTTTGCACAAAAAAAGCTACTAATGTTTCCGCAGCATCTCTATTGTTCTGTTTTGCATATGTTCTTATCCATTCGGTAAGAGCATCAAATATCACATGCTGATCTACACCATCTTTTTTTAATTTTAGGTAATGAACCTTAACCTCTGCATATATTAAGTCAGAAGTTCCAGGTTTTATTTTATCTATTTGTTGAAAAAGAACTTTAATGTCATTGTAGAAATAATTGACATAGCTTTTTATCTTCATCCTGAATTGTATCGTAACGTTATCATCAAGTTTTTCATCAATTCTCATTGCATCAAATGATAACTGACTAGATGATTCAGGTATTATGGATGCCATTTTATCAATTATTTCTTTAATGTCATCTTCAATTTGAAAATTGAAATATCTATTTTTTATTCTTGCATTCTGCTGCAACATGAGCTTGAGATTATACATTTCTCGATAGCCATCAACCGTTCTTGGCGTATCAAAAATCTTATGACAATCACGACATAAAGCTATGAAATTATCTTCATGATCTACATCATCATTTAACCTTTTTTCATCCTTCAGGAGCAGCATCTCTTCTGGCCTAGGCGAAAATGGGTAAATGTGAGCAAGTTCATAAAGTTTTAATTTTTTCCCATTATTCTCCTTCATTAGTGGTTTGCTACACTTAGGACACAGCCCCCCAACTTCATCAAATAAAACGATATGCAAATTTGGCCCGATGCTTGCCCTAGCGTCTCCCACACATATCTCCTCAGATATAATAAAAACTAGTCTTTGAATGTTATAGATACAATATTTTATTTAGGCTCATAAGTCACAACCATAATGTCAAGAATACTTCGAAATAGAAACAATAATAACGTCAGCTAAAGTTTGTACTCATGAAAATCTATAACTTTGCAGTCTAACCACTCATTCACCTCTTTCATTCGTTCTTGCAACGGCATCAACTCATTCCTTACAAACACCTGACTGGCCTTTTCTATGTCACCAAATCCGCCGGTGTTATTGGGGATGATACCCATCATCTGCGGTGGTACGCGGTGGGCACTGAGTAGATCGTCGCGGCTGGCGTTTTTGATATTAAAAAAATCGTCTTTGGTGGCCACCTCGCTGAGTGGGACGATCTTGATACCGTCAGGTTTGCCATTTGGAGCATAGAAGAACAAGTTTTTAAAATTCCCCAACCCTTTGGTGCTGCGCATGGCGTTGCGTAATGTTTCTACGTCGGTATTACTTTGGGCCGCATCGGTGACATACATGATATAACCGGCATGTGCGCCGTTCTGGAAATACTTGCGACGAAATAACGTGGCTGATTCGTTCAGCCATGCTGAGTTGAGTGAACTGAGATATTCCGGCAAGCCGTAAAGTTCCTGATTAATATCCGGTTCAATCAGGTGAAATACCGTGCCTGGCTCAAAGCGATGCGGTTCGCGGAAAGATTGCACGAACCAATACACATCATCTTCTACTCCACGGCGGGTATATTTGGCCGGTGAACATTCCAGCCGCAATAACTTGCCTAAGCGATTGAAGCGCTTCTCCAAAAAGGCATTACCGAATACTAAGAAATCCAGTGCAAAGCGGCTAAATTGTTGGGCGCTGAGCAGCGGATGTGGGATAAAAGTGCTGGTCAGAATATTACGTTTCACATAAATCGGGGAGCTGTGATGTACCGCCGCACGCAGACTTTTGGCCAACCCAGTGAAACTGATCGGCGGCTCAATCCATTTGCCGTTACCAATGCATTCGGCGTAATCCAGAATATCGCGGCGATCCAACACAGCAGAAGGTTCGCCAAAGCTAAACACTTCTATTGGTTGTTGAGGTTGCCTAGTTAGATTGGTTGATTTTACTGCCTTGCGGCCTTTGCGTTTGCTCATCAGTTAAAATCCAGAATTGAAGATTGGGCATAACCGTTACCGGCGGTTAGCGGCTCGTTAATCATCGCGTGCATCGCCGCCCATGCGATATCTGCATGACTGGCGCCTTCGCTGCGGCTGGCTTGGTAAGTGGCACGGCCACCGCTGGCAGTCATGGTTTTGCGGATAGCCATAAAAGATTGGGTGATATCGGTATGGCCGGAGTCATACTCCAGCCGCCCACTGGTGATCAGGTCTTTGGCTTTTAGCACCAGCGCGGTTTTAATCTCCGGGCTGTAACGAATTTCCCGCACTGCCGGAAAGAACTCCCGCACCAGTTGATAGACGCCCTGCCCAATGCCCGTGGCGTCGATACCGATATATTCCACGCAGTATTTTTCAGTTAGAGTTTTGATGGATTCAGCTTGAGTGGCGAAGTCCATTCCCTTCCATTGATGGCGTTCCAAAATGCGGAATTTGCCGCCGGGTACCAGCGGTGGAGCCAATACCACGCAACCTGCACTATCACCGGTGTGAGACGGGTCATAACCCAACCAAACCGCCCGATAACCAAAAGGTCGATAGGCGTAAGGATTAAAATCGTCCCACTCCTCCAGACTATCGACCATGCAGCCCTGCAACTCTTCGAACGGAAATACCGAGGTTTTATCATCGACGAATTCGCACATCAGCAGGTTTTGATATTCCGCTGGGCTGTATTCCAGCGCGAGTTGGTCGAGGTCAAACAGGTTGCAGCCGCCTGCCAACGCATCTTCGACAGTGACAATCTGCCGCCACTGACCGTCGCCACACAGCGCACCGTGCATCAAGTGGCTATGGCTGAGATCGACATAAATATGTTGTTCTTTGTTTTTACGCCCTTTATTAAACAGTTCGCCAGACCAAAACGGATAAGCGCTGTGGGCCAGACTGGATGGCGTGGAAAAATAGGTGGTACGCCATTTTTTGTGTAATGACATACCCGAAGCCACTTTGCGCAGCTCCTGAAACTTCGGTATCCAAAAGTATTCATCGAGATACAGGTTGCCGGTGTAGCTCTGAGCGGTGCGGATATTAGTGCCGAGAAAGAACAGCCGCGCACCGTTGGCCAGCACCATCGGATCGCCTTTCAGGTCAACTTCTACCTGCCGGGCAAAATCAATGATGTAGTTTTTGAATACATGCGCCTGTGCCTTACTGGCTGACAGGAAGATCTGATTACGCCCAGTGGTTAGCGCATCTATCAGCGCTTCACGGGCAAAGTAGAAGGTCGCGCCAATTTGGCGCGATTTAAGAATATTGCGAATACGGTGCTGCAAGCCAGCCCGATACCAACCTTTCTGATATTCAAACGTGGTTTCCAGAAAAATATCATTCAGCGCTTCAATAGCCGCGTCACTAAACACATTCTTCTCGGCAGCCTTACGTTCCCCTTTATTGCGGTTACGTACCTTCGGGTTCAGATCGGCTTCATTGCCGGTTTGGTTGTAACGGTTAACTCGTGCCAATCGCTCAATCTGGCGGCCTAGTAGGTCAATCTCTTTGTAGTCGCAACCCTCCTTGTTGTTCTTCATGATCAGTTGAATCAACCGCGCTTCCAGACTGCTCTCCACGCGCGATACCGGGGAAACATCCTCCCAGGCATCCCGCTGTTTCCAGCTCTGCACGGTTGGCGTTTTCTGATTCAGCATCTCGGCAATCTGGCGCACAGAAAAGCCCTGCCAGTAAAGCAAAGCCGCCTGCCGCCGTGGATCACTGATAAAGGTAGTTGGGGTCGTCATCATGAGCGCAAGGCTACGAAAACGAGTTTGATTCTTCCTCAACTCACTGTTGTGTCAGTGATTAAAGGATTTAGAGTGGTGGCTATGGGGATTGGGAGTCAGGAAACTAGCGCTGATTTAACTGACCCATTCACGGACTCCCATTATGGCCAAGAAAATTTCTAAGTTTTTCCGTATCGGCGTCGAAGGTGATACTTGCGATGGTCGTATTATCGACGGTAATGACATTCAGCAAATGGCCGATACCTTTGACCCGCGCGTGTATGGCTGCCGCATCAATCTGGAACACATTAAAGGTTTACTGCCTGACAGCCCTTTTCGTCGTTACGGTGATGTGGTTGAGCTAAAAGCCGAGAAAATCAACGATGATTCCGCGCTAAACGGTAAGTGGGCGTTATATGCCAAGGTGGTGCCGACCGACGATCTGGTCGCGATGGTACAAGCCCGACAAAAGGTTTACACCTCAATGGAAATTCGCCCGAATTTCTCCAACAGCGGTAAATGCTATCTGATTGGCTTGGCGGTGACTGATGACCCAGCCAGCTTGGGTACTGAAATGTTGGAATTCTGCGCCCGCGCCAAAACCAATCCGCTGGCGGGTAAGAAACTGGAACCCACCGATCTGTTCTCTGTTGCCATTGAGGCCGCGATTGAATTTGAAGAAGTTCCTGAACCCGGAATCAGTTTACTTAGCCGGGTAAAAGAGCTGTTTAATCGCAAGCAATCCTCTGACGATGCCCGTTTTACTGATATCCACGCCGCTGTGACCACCGTAGCTGAACAGTTGCAAGTTCAGGCTGATGCTAACGAGCAACGTTTTCAACAAATTGAGCAACAGATTGAAGCCAATCAGCAGCAACTTTCCCACCTGCGCGCCAGCCTCGACCAGAGCGAAAGCCTGATCCAACTGCGTCGCCCGATGGCCAACGGCGGTAATGGTGATGAAACCTTTCTGACTAACTGTTAATAACCAGACTGAGAGAGCCTCATGCGACCTAATACCCGAATCAAATTCAACGCTTACCTGACTCAGGTTGCCAAATTGAATGGCATTGAGGTGAGCGATGTGGCGAAGAAATTCAGCGTCGAGCCGTCGGTTACCCAAACCCTGATGACCCGAGTGCAGGAGTCATCCGAGTTTCTCTGCCGTATCAATATGGTGCCGGTGGCCGAGTTAACGGGTGAGAAAATCGGTATCGGCGTCACCGGTTCTATTGCCAGCACTACCGATACCGCGACTGGCGGCGAGCGTGAAACCGCTGACTTTGCCGCACTGGAAGCCCGCCGTTATCAGTGTGAACAGATGAACTTCGATTTTCATATCCGCTATAACACGCTGGATCTGTGGGCGCGGTATCAGGATTTTCAACTGCGGCTACGTGATGCCATCGCCAAGCGTCAGGCATTGGATTACATCATGGCGGGCTTTAACGGAGTGAAACGTGCGGCTACCTCCAATCGTCAGCAAAACCCAATGCTGCAAGATGTAGCGGTAGGCTGGTTGCAAAAATACCGCAACGAAGCACCGCAACGGGTGATGGATAAAGTGACCGGTAAAGAGGGTGCGATAATTTCCAGCGTCATTCGTGTCGGCGAAAATGGTGACTATAAAAACCTCGACGCGCTGGTATTTGATGCCACCAATACCATGATTGACCCTTGGCATCAGGAAGACCCCGATTTAGTGGTGATCTGTGGCCGTGAGCTATTAGCCGATAAATATTTCCCACTGATTAACCAAAAACAACCCAATAGCGAAATGCTGGCAGCGGATGTGATTGTCAGCCAGAAACGTATCGGCAACTTGCCAGCGGTGCGCGTGCCCTACTTCCCTGCCAACGCCATGTTAGTGACTCGTCTGGACAACTTGTCGATCTATTTTATGGACGACAGCCACCGCCGCCATATCGAAGAAGTTGCCCGCCGCGATCGCATCGAAAACTACGAATCCATCAAACAGGATTATGTGGTGGAGGAATACGGCTGTGGTTGCCTGATTGAAAATATCCAACTATTGACTGAAACAAAAAACGAGCATTCAGAAACAGGAGCCTAAGCCATGTTAAGCCCCGCCAGACGGCACATGATGCGAGTTTTAGCGGTGGAGGCGGCGCAGCAAATTGATGAGCCGCTGCGCCATGCCAATGGCTATGAACTGATGCTGCTAAAACTGGCTGAAGATATTCGCGCCCTGAAAAATGTGCATTCGATGGAGCGTAAAGCTGAACGCAAACGGGAAATGCTGCCCTATTACGCCCCTTGGGTGAGCGGAGTATTGAGCGAAGGTCGAGGCGCACAAGATGCGGTATTGATGACGGTTATGGTGTGGAAGCTGGATATTGGCGATATTGCCGGTGCGCTGGAGATTGCCCGTTATGCCTTGCACCATCGCCTCGTGATGCCGGATCGCTATAAACGTTCTACGCCTTACTTATTGGCTGAAGATGTGGCCGATGCTGCCACTCGCGCCCACAGTGCTGGCCAGCCCGTCAATATCGACCACCTGCTGGCCACAATGGAACTGACTGATACCGAAGATATGCCCGATCAAGTGCGCGCCAAGCTACACAAAATCGCCGGTATCGTCCTGCGGGACAGTGGTAAAACCGAATCAGCCTTGGTACACCTCAGGCGCGCGTTACAGCTCAATAGCCATTGCGGTGTGAAAAAAGATATTGAACGGTTGGAGAGCCAACTACGCAAAGCCAGCCGCTAACCAAACGCGCCCCGCGCCGGGCGGCACGCAAGCCGCGACAACATGCCAGATCAACGTTTGCGTCCACCGCCCTCTATTTTGAGGTTGCCATGACGACAGTGATTATTTCCAAAAAAGATGAGCAGCCACATGGCGGTACCATAGTCATTCCGCCATCTGCGCATGACGAGCCACTGATAAAGAACACATTCTTCTTTCCCGATATTGATCCGAAGCGCGTTCGTGACCTGATGCGCCTTGAGCAAACCATCGCCCCTGCCCGGTTACGGGAGGCCATTAAAACCGGTATGGCAGAAACCAATGCGGAGTTACACGATTTTCGCGAGCAGCAAGTCGCCGCTGGACTTAACCGCCTTATCGATGTGCCGTCGGATGAGGTCGATGGGGAGAATATCCGTGTTTTCCATTATGTGCGCGCCGTTTGTGCAATGGCAACCGCGACCTTGTATGAACGTTATCGGGGCGTGGATGCCAGTGCCAAAGGCGACAAAAAAGCTGACAGTATCGACAGTACTATTGATGAATTGTGGCGGGATATGCGCTGGTCGGTCTCGCGCATCCAAGATAAACCACGCTGTATTGTGGGCCACATCTGATGCAAATCATTGCACAACAAGGCGATACCCTTGACCTCATTTGCGCTCGATATTACGGGCGCACAGAGGAGGTATTTGAAACAGTGCTCGCCGCTAATCCGGGGCTGGCAGAACTTGGGGCGGTGCTACCGCATGGCACTCCCATTAAGTTGCCAGATGTTCAAACCTCACCTGTCACAGAGACTGTAAACCTGTGGGACTGACAATGGAGAAGATCAGCACATTTATCACTTACTGGTTATCAGTAGCACTTGCATGGTTCGGTACACAGACGCCAGATAGGTTTGCACTCTATATCGGTGGGAGCTGCGCCATTTTTACCGCGCTGGTTAATTTCTGGTATCGCCGCAAAACCTTTAATTACCTCAGATCTATGGGGCTTAATGAAGGGGTGACTCGTGAACTCAATCGTTAAACGTTGCAGTATCGGTGTGGTGCTGGCGTTGACGATATTGATGCCCGATTTTCATTTGCTACAGACCTCGCCGGAAGGTCTTGCTCTGATCGCAGACCTTGAGGGATGCCGTCTACGGCCCTATCAATGCAGCGCGGGAGTGTGGACATCAGGTATTGGTCACACTGCTGGCGTTGTACCTAAAAGAGATATTACCGAGCGTGATGCGGCGGAAAACTTAGTCGCCGATGTTCTCCATATTGAACAACAACTGGCAGCCTGTGTGCCGGTAGACATGCCGCAGCCGGTTTACGATGCACTTGTCAGTTTCTCGTTTAACGTCGGCACGGCAGCCGCCTGTCGCTCGACGCTGGTTGCGTATCTAAAACGCCGACAATGGGAACAGGCATGTGATCAACTCTCTCGTTGGATATATGTCAATGGAGTCAAAAGCAAAGGGCTGGAGAATCGCCGCCAGCATGAACGTGCTTATTGTCTTAAGGGAACGCAATGAAAACACTCATCGTGTTGCTAATTCTGGCCGTGTTCGGTGTGCTATGGCTGCGTGACGAGAACGACAAATTAAGCCGGTCGCTTGAGGGAGCTAATCGTATCACTAACGAGCAAAAAAACACGATTAGCATGCTAAAAAATCAACTTAACGTTGCTGCCAACCGAGCTGAGAAAAATGAGAGAGCACAGGTTGCCCTGCGTCGGAAGCTTGATGCCGCCGGAAAACTGGCAGTACAGCGTGAACAAGCCATCACAAGATTACTCAATGAAAATGAAACCTTTCGCCGCTGGTACCGCACTGATTTGCCTGATGTTGTGCGCCGGATGCACCGACGCCCCGCCTGTGCATCCGCCAGTCATTGTTTACAGCGGATGCCCGAGAGTCAGCCTTTGCCCGATGCCCGGCAGCGACCCGACAACTAACGGCGATTTGAGTGCCGATATTCGTCAGCTTGAGCATGCACTCGAACGTTGTGCGTTACAGGTTGAAATTGTTAAACAATGTCAGGATGAATTAGATGCTGAAACCCGACAGTTTGCGCAAGACTCTCACTGATGCAGTGCCGGTGCTGCGTACCAATCCCGACATGCTGCGTTTATTCGTGGATAATGGCAAAATTGCCGCCACACTGGCCGCATCACTGTCATTTGAAAAACAGTACACTCTCAATGTGGTGGTGACAGATTTCACTGGCGATATTGATTTACTGCTAGTGCCGATAATGGCATGGCTACGTGAAAATCAACCCGACATTATGACCACCGATGAAGGCCAGAAAAAAGGCTTTACGTGGTATACCGATATCAATAACGACAATAGCATTGATGTCAGTATCAACCTGTTACTGTCCGAGCGTACCCTTGTCAGGGAGGTCGACGGCGCGTTACATGTGCAAAAAATACCGGAGCCACCGCGACCAGAACCGATAACGCGTCCGGCAGAAATGTGGATTAATGGTGAACTGGTGAGTCAGTGGAATGAATGAATTTAAACCATTTGAAGATAAGTTGGCTGGTCTGATTGCTGCGCTATCACCCGCAAGCCGTCGCAGTATGACTGTCGAAATTGCGAAGAAGCTGCGCCAACGTCAGCAGCAGCGAATCAAATCCCAAAAATCGCCGGATGGCACGCCCTATGCTCCGCGAAAGCGCCAACCGATCAAAGCGAAGAAAGGCCGAATTAAGCGGGAAATGTTCACAAAGCTGCGAACCAACCGCTTTATGAAAGCCAAAGGCGATGACAATGCTGCCGTGGTGGAGTTTACCAGCAAGGTACAGCGGATTGCGCGGGTGCATCAATACGGACTGAAAGATAAGCCTTCACTTCGCAGCAAAGTAGTGCAATATACTGAACGTCCTTTATTCGGGATTGATAAAAAAAATTTGGAAACAATTGAAAGTATGATTATTAAATTTCTCCATCAATGACTTTCAACATATACTCCAGTGGCATAATATTGTCATTCATCAAACAAAACCACTACTAATATTAATGAAATGGATAGTTATGATTATCAGCCTATTGAATTATAAAGTAAAATCTATTTTGGATTATTCACCACTTTTTGCACATAGTAGTATAGGAACAGAAATAGCAAGAAAATGGAGTAGTGTCCTTGTTTCTTTTCATGCAAGAAAGCCATTTAGTGATAATGAAGTGCTTACTGTAGGAACAGGTTTTTTAATTAAAATAGGCAATGAGCATGCATTGGTAACAGCATCACACACCATTACTGAGTTATTACAATTTGATGCGTACTTCATGCGATACAAAGGGAAAAATTACTCTTTGGATAATCTAAATATAGGGCACAATGCAATACAAGATTATGCTTTTATCAGTATCCCAGAAAAAATGTCTAACATACCTCTGACCTATTTATCACTAGATACACGACAAGATTTTATACCTACATCTACTTTTATGATCTTTGGATTTCCTACAACTAAAAATAAAATAGATTTAAGAAAGATAGATAACATTCAAACTTGCATTAATATTATTTTTCATGATTTTGAATACGATACAGATACAGATACAGAGGATATTCATTTCTCATTTAATGAGAAAAATAAAAATTATTTTTTCGAACCAGAAAGTGATGGAAGAAATCTAATGAGTCTTAGAGGAATGAGTGGCTGCCCTGTGACACAAATTCTGATAAACGAAGATAGTGGAGTAATTACACTAAGAGCTATTGGTATATTTAAAGAACAAAAAAATAAGCGAGAGAAAAAGTTAGTAGCTTGTACATTTACAAAATTTGCCGATGAACTAAATAGTATAATTTAATCCACGTAGTTGTTGTGCCTTCGCCCATCAAATAAACCCTGATTGCCGTACTTATCTTCCGGCGGCATCCTTCTCGTTATGAACACACTCACAAATATTCAAGAACTAGCCCGCATGCTGCGCAATATGATCCGTACTGGCGTGATTGTCGAAACCGATCTGATTGCTGGCCGCTGCCGTGTGCAAACGGGAGGTATTTATACCGACTGGCTCCAGTGGCTGACTCACCGCGCTGGAGGTTCTCGCACATGGTGGGCTCCATCGGTGGGTGAGCAGGTATTAATTCTGGCGGTCGGTGGTGAACTTGATACGGCTTTTGTGCTGCCGGGGATTTTTTCCGACAACCATCCTGCACCGTCTGCCTCGGCGGATGCCTATCACGTTACTTTTCCTGATGGTGCTGTGATTGAGTACGAACCGGAGAGCAGTGCGTTAACCGTCAGCGGCATTAAAACCGCCGATATCACCGCATCGCAAACTCTTATCGCCTCCGTGCCAGAGGTACGGATTAGCGCATCAACCCGTATTACTCTCGACTCGCCCGAAGTGATTTGTACCAATACGCTGATTGCTGGCTCACTGGAGGTACAAAAAGGCGGCAAGATGAGCGGCAATATTGAACATAGCGGCGGTTCATTGTCGTCAAACGGCAAAGTGTTGCATACCCACCAACATCCAGGCGACAGCGGCGGCACAACAGGAGCGCCACTATGACAGCAGGTTACATCGGTATCAGTCGCACTACTGGTCGGGCGATCACCGATGCGGAGCATATTCGTCAAAGTGTGAGTGATATTTTGCTTACGCCCATTGGCTCACGACTGATGCGCCGTGATTATGGTTCGTTGCTGTCTTCAATGATTGACCAGCCGCAAACTCCCGCCCTTGAGCTGCAAATCAAGGCGGCTTGTTACATGGCGATCCTCAAATGGGAACCGCGCGTAAAGTTGACCTCGGTGACCACAGAACGCCGGTTTAACGGTCAGATGGTGGTCAACTTGTCTGGCCAACACGCTGAAACGGGTGAAAGTCTTTTGTTAACCCTTCCTGTGAGTTGAAACCATGCCGATTATCGACCTGAACCAACTCCCCGCGCCGGATGTGGTAGAGAAGCTTGATTTTGAAACCATTCTCACTGAGCGCAAAGCGACACTGATTTCTCTGTTCCCCGAAGAACAGCAGAAAGCCGTTGCCCGCACGCTAGCACTGGAGTCAGAACCGTTGACCAAATTCCTTGAAGAAAATGCTTATCGTGAGGTTATCTGGCGTCAGCGAGTTAACGAAGCAGCCCGCGCCAATATGCTGGCCTATGCCGTTGGTCATGATCTTGATGTGATGGCGGCAAACAACAATACCGAACGGCTTACCATCACCCCGGCAGATAACACCACCATTCCACCCACACCGGCAGTGATGGAGTCTGACACCGATTTGCGCCTGCGAGCACAGCAGGCATTCGAGGGGCTGAGTGTGGCGGGGCCGGTCGGGGCTTATGAGTATCATGGTCGCAGCGCTGACGGGCGTGTTGCGGATATTTCTGTGGTCAGTCCTACCCCTGCTTGTGTGACTATTACTGTGCTATCACGTGAGGGTGACGGCACCGCTAATTCTGATCTACTGGCCGCCGTAGAAAAAGCACTCAATGCTGATGACGTGCGCCCGGTAGGCGACCGTGTAACAGTACAGAGTGCCCAGATTGTGCCGTATCAGATTAATGCGACGTTATATTTTTACCCCAGCCCCGAGCAAGAACCCATTAGACAAGCGGCAGAACAGCAACTCAAAACCTATATCAGCTTGCAGCATCGGATCGGGAGGGATATTCGCCTGTCGGCCATCCATGCCGCGCTTCACGTTGAAGGAGTGCAGCGTGTGGAACTGGCTTCGCCGGCACATGACATGGTGCTCGATAAATACCAGGCATCTTATTGCACTGAATACACGATCACTATAGGGGGGACGGATGAGTGATAATCGCTTGTTGCCCGTGGGTTCGTCGGTGCTGGAAGTCGCCACCGCAATGGCTGCGGCTGAAATTAGCCGAGTGCCAGTGCCACTGCGCACATTGTGGGATCCGCAGCGATGTCCTGTCGCACTGTTACCTTATTTGGCGTGGGCGCTGTCGGTTGACCGGTGGGATTTTAACTGGCCGGAAGCGACTAAACGCCATGTTATTGCATCCTCATTTTTTATCCATCAACACAAAGGCACTATCAGTGCATTGCGGCGGGCGGTGGAACCGCTTGGCTATCTGATTGAGATTAAAGAGTGGTGGCAGCTTAACGAGGAACCCGGCACTTTTCGCCTCGTTATTGGAGTGCTCGACAGTGGTATTACTGACGAAATGTATCAGGTGCTCGAGCTTTTAATTAATGATGCCAAACCAGCAAGCCGCCACCTAATAGGCCTTAATATCAGTCTAAGTTCAAGCGGTAGCCTATTTGTCGGTGCAAGTTGTTATCACGGTGAAACGCTGACCATCTACCCCTATATAGCGGATGAAATCACCGTCGGGGGCGAGTTCTTCCCAGCTTCAGCTATACATTTAATTGACTCACTGAACGTGTAAACCAATGACTACGAAATATTTTGCAATTTTGACTAATCAGGGTGCGGCCCGGTTGGCCAATGCAGCAGCATTAGGGACAACGTTAAAAATTACCCATATGTCTGTCGGGGATGGTGGCGGAAAGGCTGTAACGCCAAATCCAGAACAAACAACGCTAATAAATGAAGTCAGGCGAGGCGTAGTTAATATGCTCTCAATTGACCCGCAAAATATAAATCAGATTATTGTCGAGCAGGTTATTCCCGAAAATGAGGGCGGCTGGTTTATTCGTGAGATCGGTCTGTTTGACAGTGAAGGGATGTTAATTGCCGTCGCAAACTGCCCTGAAACATACAAGCCATTGTTACAAGAGGGAAGCGGACGAACTCAAACTATTCGAATGATTTTAATTGTTTCCAGTGCCAGCGCGGTGGAGTTAAAAATTGATCCTTCAGTGGTGCTGGCAACGCGTCAATATGTTGATAATAAAGTCATTGAAATTAAACAGTACGCCGATACTTTACATCAAAAACATATTGATGCCGCCAATCCACATAACCAATACGCGTTCAAACACAGCCCAGCTTTGACGGGAATACCAACAGCACCAACACCAGTACAAAATACCAATAATCAGCAAATAGCGACCACCGAGTTTGTACGTACATGGATTAATTTTCTGAAAGGTGATGTTCCGGTTGAACTTGGTAGCTTGAAGGCACTGGCAGACGCTCTTGATACTAAGTTGGCAAAAGACAGTAATGGCTCTGACATCCCCAACAAACCGTTGTTTGCTCATAACATTGGGGTTTACAACAAAGCAGAAAGCGATTCTCGTTATTTACGCGCACAAGATAATTTACCTGTCGGTATTCCACTGCCGTGGCCGTTAGCCACACCGCCAACAGGTTGGATAATTTGTAAT